ATTAATAAATGATGATGCTATAGATCCAGTAGCGCCAGCAAATGTTTGTGTGCCTGTAAATGTTTGAGCTATTCCTAATCCTGCTACAGTAGCACTTGATGATGGGAATGTCATCGTAGTTGAATCTGTACCTGCTAGAGTTAATGTGTTACTTGCAGTTAATGTTTTACCATCAGCGATTGTAAGTGTTGATCCTGTAGCTGGCGCTGTAAGTGCTACTTTATTAATTGAGGTAGCTGAAGCAACGCCTAATGTAGGTGTCACTAAAGTAGGTGAGTTTGATAATACAACTGCGGTTGTTCCTGTAGATGATGTAACGCCTGTACCACCTGAAGCTACTGGAAGAGCAGAGCCTAATGTAAGAGATGATAAGTGAGTTGTTGCATCAACAACGTTTGTTCCATTGTTATAGACAAACATAGATTTACCAGCTGGAACCGCAATACCTGTACCTGATGTATTTTTTACGGTAACTGCATCTGCTAAACCATTATTAACTAGATATAGTTTTTCAATTTGACAGCCTGAACCTAAAATAAGCTGACGAGCACCACCTGAGGTACCTGTTAAATTTAATCGTAAGTTTCGAGCAGTTTGGGCATTATTTGTATCAGTTAAAGTAACCGTCACATCGGCACTTGAAAAAGACACATCCGCTGAACCGGTAATTGCTTCGCCTAACGCGGTGCCTAAGTTTGTATTTGTTGTAGTACCCCATGTACCAGACTGCTCTCCGGTTCCAATGAGTTCTATCTTAAGGTCTGAATAGGTACTTGCCATAATAAATTCCTTTAAATTTTGTTATATTCTACTACATTTATGCGGCTATTCGTAGCCAATTCGGTGTTTGTGCTGTATTTATTGTACCCCAACTTGGTGTTTGCGACGTATTAATTGATATCCAATTTGGGTTACTTATTGTAGCTGTACCACCTACTAGTGTTAGTGCGCCTGCTGACGGCGTAATTACTTTACCTTGTAATACATTTGGAGCAGCGCCTGCAATATTAACGGCTCCAGTAGTGGGTCTACTTATTCTACCGCCTGCTATGTCAGGTAATTGTCCTACTACTGTTATAGCCCCTACAGAAGGAGTTATAATCTTGCCTTGTATTGCAACAGGTGCTATGCCTGTTAATGTGACTGTTCCAGTTAGTCCAGTCGCACTGCTTCTAAATGTTGTAGGTGCTGCCCCTACTAAAGATAATGTTCCTGTATTAGGCGCAATTTCTAATCTAATTATTGATGTAGGTGCATGACCTGTAACAGTTACACTACCAACATTCGGTGTAATTATTCGTCCACTTACAACTGTACTTGGTGCTGAGCCTATTAAAACTGTAGCACCTGCGGGGGCCATTACCTTACCACTAACTATGCTTGGTGTTTGACCTGCTATGGTTACACTACCAACATTTGGTGTAACTACATTACTCTTAACTATGTCAGGCGCAAAACCTGATATATTAGCTGCCCCTGCAGCAGGTGAAATAATTCTACCTATAACTGCATTAGGTGCTATACCTGTAGCTACAATCGCTCCTACACCTGGGATAACTACTGTACCCCTTAATATGCTAGGTGTTTCGCCTGTAATTGTTGCAGTTCCAACTGCGGGTGTTATTACCTTACCACTTACAACTGTACTTGGTGCTGATCCTACTAAAACAGATGCACCTGCTGGTGTGGTAATAATTCCACTTACAACTTCAGGTGTTTGTCCTGTTAAGACAACGGTTCCTGCATTAGGCGTAACTACTTGCCCACTTATTACATTTGGTGTTTCACCTACTAATGTTAATGTTCCAACACTAGGAGTAATTGCTTTACCACTTATAACATCTGGTGCGTATCCTAATAAAGACACTATGCCTGTATTAGGTGTTATGACTCTTTCTTCTAGTACTGTAGGCGTTTGACCTACTAATGATACTATGCCAGCTGCGGGAGTTATTACCCGACCTTGAATAACTGTTGGTACTTCTCCAGTACCCCAACCACCAAAGCCCCAGGTATCTATACCCCAAGCGCCAGTACCACCTACTGTTATTGCGCCTGTAGAAGGTGTTATTATTATGCCTACGCCCCACTCACCGGAGCCCCAGGCACCACGTCCCCAGCCGCTATCTACCACGACTTACTCTATTAAGTTAAAGTAAAAATGCCAGTAGCAGCAGGTAAAATAGTCAATGTATTAGGTGATGTTACAGTAAATTGACTAGATGATAATTGGCAGAAGCATAGTAACTTACCAGCAGTAGCGCCAGTTGAATTACGAATGATCGCGTATTTAATATTAGTCAATGAAGCACCAGAAGCTGTAAATGCTAAACCTACTGTAGACATTGTGAACTTCATTTGTTTTGCTGAAGCGCCTACTGTCCATTGAGCAGTTGCTGGTACTAAGTTTTTACCACCTGTTGTATAACCACCGGTAGCAGATATTTCATTAGTTACAGACGCATATGTGCTTAGTGTAAAAGTAGAAGTATTACTTGCACTTGTTGCTAAGACCATTTTGAATACGCCGGCACCTAACGTGATAGTTCCGTTACCTATATATTTTTTGGCACTATTATATAATTGCCATGCTGATGCAGCCATGTTAAATCTCCTTTATATCGGCGTATGAAGCGCCTGTTTCTAAAATATGACGGAGTAATCCGCCGTAAATGTTTAATTCTATTTCATCCCCAAGCATACGAATCAAATCAATAAATTCTTGTGCCTGAGAGATCATCCACGGATTGCAGCTAAATATTTTCCCGCCCACGTTTACGGGTATGATCGGCTGTCCATCATTTTCTTTTTGCTCATATGCATGGTGAACTTCTTTTTCATCTAAACAAGAATCACATCCGAAGAGATGAAACTGTTTAAATCCTAACATTCTAAATAACGGTATTGATCTTAAAAGGACTGTAGATCCTCCTGGAACCGGATACCATGTTTTATAATGTTTAGCTAATATGTCATTTAGCAATTCCGCGCTTGTATGCCATATATAAGTTCTGTCTTTTGGAAGCCCATCAAACACAGTAGGATCACATTGAGAAGCAATAAAATACTTACAATGATCTACTACAGGTTCGGTAAATCGTACATTGAAAGGTCTAGCATCTACCATAACCATAGCAGAAGGCGTAATACCGTTATCAAGGCACCATTTATAAGCCCCGTTAATTGCGATCAGTTTAACACCATCAGCCCTCTTTTGTCTAATGGTTTCAAGGTGTTCATTCAATGATGGTCCACCGCCCACAATCATAACTTCTTGGTCATTCGTAGGGTAAGGTTGAACCTGCATAAAATCCCTTTGAATGTTAAATTCTACGTTTGCTTTGATAGTTTCTTCGTCGGTATTAAGAACACCCTTATCAACAACGTCTTCACCTTTCATCCATGCACTTACATAGAATAAGCAATAACCAGGTGCTTCTTTAGACCAATGAATAATACAATCTCTATCAATAAACTTCTTTAACCACCACTCATATGGGTGCACACTTAAATGAAGCTTGTGTCCTACCACTTTACCCATTAAGTCATCTTCAGTAGCAATCTGAAAGAAAACATGCTGGCAAGCAGCTAAACAATTATCTAATACTTTATCTACATGATGAGGTCTAATATGCTCCATCACATCCGTACAAAATCCATAAGCTGCTTTGACAGGTAGGGGTTCAGATAAGTCTGCCTCTACAAATCGCAATGCATGCTTCTGTGTTTCTAACATTGGTCGAATATCTTCGTCTAAACAATTATCTGCGAAGTCAACCATAGTGACATCTAAGCCACCAAAGAAAGCTAAATTAAGAGAACCTCGTCCCGTACCACATCCTAGGTCTAATACTGATGCACCTTTGGGTGGTTTAGCTTGTCTTAAAAATTCGTGTGCAATGTGTTCACCAGGAGCTACTTGTCTATACTCTGGTTTATCCCACATCATCTTATATAAATCTTTTTCTAACGGTCTTACATTACTTACTTTTACTTGCGGTGCTTCTGAAAATACAGAAGATACTGTTGTCATTTATGTTATCCTTATAATTGCAGCGCTTGATGTAGACGCCGGGAATGTTACTGTAAATGTTTGATTGGTCGTAGTTTTAGTACTTCCAAAATTTAATACTGCTACTGCTTTGTTACCTTGAGTGCTATTATATATCAAAGCACCGTCTGCTGAAAAGGTAGAGTTAGGCCAACTTGAATTCTCAAAGTTTAACCATGCTACAGTTTCAGTATTTGTTGAAGTAGGCACTTGAGAAATAACTAATGTGTTACCCCCTGCTGTATAGCCTGCCCCTGTTACTTCATCTGTTGTATCATATACAGTTGTTGTTGCATTTAATGTAGCATTGGCTGTATAAAGAGCAATCTTAAATGTATCTGCTGCAGTGGTTGCACGTATAACGCCTGTACCAAAGTTATGGATGCCATCTAAGATTTCAACTTTAAAACTTGTTGCTAGTGTTTGTGATAGAGCCACTTAATATCCTTTATTGAACGGGGTATCTAACTTGACCTGATCTGTAAGCATCTTGTCTATCTTTGCCATCACCTAATTGTTTGAGTAATAACATCGCTTCATCATATCTAGCTCTATAATTATCTAATACATCTTTTTCACCCTTCATGTAGGTGTAAGCTTCTAGTAATGAACCATATAAAAGTACAGAATCAAAGTTATTACCTAACCATGAAGTACCTGCTGTTACAATAGATTCAGGATAGTAGAAGTAATGAAGTTCCGCTGCATAGGCAGCATCTGGTGTAGGGCCTACAATAAACGTAGTATTATCAAATACAGCATAGTATTGAGGCTGACCATAAAAATCAGAATCAGTATCAGGGAATGATTGCCTAATAAAATTTACGTCTTTATTTAAAAGATAGGTATACTCATTTGCTGCATTAATAACAGCTAAGCTAAACGTAGCCAGCCAATCAGCAGGCATAGCTAAATATTTATTCCCAGACGTTAATGTGCCTGTTACATTTTTTCTTAATGCAGGAAGTTGTACAGTATTATAGACACGTTGTTCTGCTTGACGGATGAAGTTATTCATATCCGTTGTTGTAAACGTATTTTCTGTATAGTCCTGTATTTGAGTAACTAACTGAGAATAATTTAAAGCCATGATTATGCCATTGGGCCTCTAGCTTTAGTACCTTTTGTAGCTGCGCCACAACCACGGATTTGTGTTTCACCGTGTCTATTTATTTTGTTAGAACCAGGATCACCTGCACTAACACGTTGTGTACCTGTACCATGAGATAATTCTTGAGCTTTTAACTTGTTAGGGTCTTGGCTGTAGTGAATATCTGCATTAGGTACAACGATAGGTTGTTTATATTCTGCCATGATTATTATCCTTTTTTCTGTGCTGCAATTTTAGCTAAACCTCTGCCCATTTTCTTCATGTCAGCATTAGTTTTGCCGCCTTTAGAACCTGCATGTTTAGGACCTTTTTCAATCCCTACTTTAGCTCCATCGTCACCTAAGTTACGACCTTTGGTTTTACCTTGTTTAGTAATACCATCTGCGCCTGATTTGTATGCCATTTTGTTTCTCCTATGAAATTGTTATTGTTACTGAACCTAAAGCAGTTGCACCTACTAAATAATTAGGTGTTAAAGCTGAATCAAAATATGAAGCGCCACCTACAGGTGCCCAACCCCATTGAAAGACTCGACTACCGCCTAATGGCACGCCTGTTTCAGTCTGTAATACACCTGTTTGTTCTACGGTTTGTAAGCCATTTAACCCTGACTGATAATAACTATTACTATCGGGTCTTGGATTACGTACAGCTTGCGGATCATTTACCGGATAAAGACCAAGACTTAACTGTGGTTGATCCGGTTCCCAACATTCAGGACATACAAGTATATTAACATTTTTGGTCTTAATAACCAATCTTTTAAGTTGCTTTAGTGGATATCTAAAATTACATCTATCGCACTGGGCAATTGCGTGTTTACCGCTTGAATATTTACTTGGCATTTAATTACCCGTGATAAAACATTTCGCGAGGTACAAATCTAACGCTTGCTTTTTCTCTATCTTCATCTGCAGCTAATTGGAATGCTGCTTCATAATCTGCTCTTAACATCTGAATCCTATCAGGTGCTACATTAGGTAACTTCATACTTAAATAAGCAGCCAACCCTGCAACCATGCAAGGAATAAATCTAAACGGAATATCCTCTACGGTCATACCATTTCCTGCATCTTGTATACGTCTTAATCTGTAATATACAAACTGATAAAAATCACTTTGCTCAGGTGTTGGCCATACATTTACTGTAGGTAAGTTTTGTACATAAACCTTATCACTTATTGCGTGAGGAGCTAAAGCAGTATTATTTACAGCTCTAATACATCCTGTAATTGTATTACCATTAATACCACCATACTGAATAGTTTCTTCACCAATTCTAATAAAGCCAAACTGTGCTAAACCAACTGTGCTTGATAATGTAATTGTTTCTGGGTTTGCTGCAGTGGATGCAGTAGCCGATAATGTTTCAGCTAATAAAATGCTAGTAGGGTTCTCTTGGCCGCTTTGTCTATTAATCCAAACTTGAATAGGACGACCTGTTGCATTCTTGTTGGGGATTGTAATATAGGTTGATTCGCTGATACGGTTAATATTAATGTCTTGTTGGTTTGATCCTGTTCCAGTACGCGTCACCATGTCAAGAAGATCAATCGTGTCAGAAGGTAATGCATACATAATTTGATTTTGATTTAAAGCTATTTGACCAGGCTCTACAGTCCACATATTAATACCGCGATTAGCCCACTCAATAGTAAGTAGGTTTAGTGAACGTCTTGCAGTACGTAAATCATACCCAGTACGTAGCTCTTGTCCGCATCGTTCAAATGCATCTTCAACAAGATTATTTAAA